TGGTTTTGTCAGTAATAATCAGCGATGCGTTAGCCGGAACTGAGATCGTAGAGGCAATAGGGAATGCTGTACCCCCCAAAGCCGCTGCGCTGTACAAGTTGATTGTAATATTAGCCGCAGATGTACCGTTAGTATTAGCCACTACAATCGAGTTAACTTTAAGCACAGTACCGCTAGAAGCCGCATTACTGGCAAGTTGGGTTGCTGATGTAGTTGATAAAGAAACAGACGCGCTGTTCCCGTAGATAGATGTTACATTTACAATGTTCGGCGCTGCCATTTGAAATTCCTCTTAAATACTGAAAACTAAATCGAATGCAATGGATTGTCCTGCTGAGATGCCACCTGAAGCGTTTTCCCATGTAGGAGCGGCACCTGCGCCGTGAGTTGTTAACACTTGACCTGCTGTGCCGGGTGCTAATAGGGTAGTGTTATTAGTTGCAGATTGATAAGGTACGGAACCTTGAACACCCCCAATTAGGTCAAATGCATACTTAGCGAGTGTAGGGCTAATCTCTTCAAAGTCAGACCCATTCCAAACCACAACTGCTGTGTATCCAGCTGCAATCGTAGTGCCTGTAGTCAAAGCACCTTTAACAACAACATCAGCATCTGAGTGGTTAACGACCACATACATCTTACTATGCGCTGGTGCAATAATGTTTCTGCTAACCCCCGGTGTTCCAGTAGGTATGAGTATCATCATACGCGCTTCGTTACCTAAACCAGATCCAGTAGTGGTCAGCGTCCAGTTACCTGAAGTCACACTGGCGGTTGTGTAACCTGCAACAGAATCTTCTACAAGTTGTGTAATACTATCGTTAACTTCGTCGCCCCACAGACCTTCTAAAGTTCCCGTCTCAGGAAGCGCATAGCCTAATAAGGTTGTATACGTTGTAGTCATTGTTACCCCTAATGAGTCACTATATCAGTCCAGTTTGGAGACTGGGTGTTTGTTATGTTTGTCCAGCTTGGAGACTGGGTGTTTGTTATATTTTGCCAGTTTGCATTTTGGGTGTCATCAATCAGTTCCCATAAGTACCTGCCTACTACAGCATCTGCTAAAACTATTGATTCTACAAGAGAAGCAACCAGCGCGACATTATTTGTTTCAGAATCGGAAAGCCCTATAGACTCTATTAAATCAGCAACAAAATCCCCAGCGACCGAAGTTTCATCTGTTAATCCCAAAGCTTCTTCAACCAACACAGGTATCAGCAATGATAACGCTTGAGTATCAATCAAATTAATACTTTCAATAATAACAGGGTACATATCAAGCAGTCCTGTTTGTGTATCACTTAGTGATATCGTTTCTGTAACCGTATCATTGAAATCAACTGTGTTGGTCTGGGTGTTTGTTAAACCTAATGTTTCAGACAAACTGCTGTTAATAGTCAGTTGATAATCTTGTGTGGTACTAAGCGCTAGCGTTTCAGCTAATGATTTTTCTACAAGAATACCTGCGCTCTGCGCATCTGTAAGGCCCACACTTTCTGAAAGCGTAAACGCCATAATAAGATTGCCAATAGAGGGATCAGTAAGACCGATTGACTCAGTGACTGTAACGGCGTAAGTATTCCCGCCTAATGCCGCAAAGGGAGATCGCGCAAAAGGGGTAAAGCCAAACATTACAGACCTCTAAGAATAGTCATAGCATTCACATAGCCTTTAGCTGCTGCAGTAGAGGTTTGCCATGAGGGTGCAGTACCCGCGCCGTTTGCTACAAGTACTTGACCTGCAACTTGAGAAGAGTTATTAGAAGCATAAACTGCTACTTCAGCTGGATATGTCAAAAATACGTTTTGGGTACCTGAAGTAAAATTGACAGGTGTAGCGGCACTACCTGCTAAAGGTGTTGTACGGGTTAATGTATTCCCAGCGGTAGCATAAGTGCCTATACCGACTTCCCAGTTAGCGCCTGATTGATCCGCGATTGTGTAGTAACAAGTATTACCATTACCTACAGCTGCAGAAAAAGTTTGGTACCCTGTAACAGCACCCAAAAGAGTGACCACCCCTGTACCCGGAGCACTACAAGTTTCCTGAACTCTATCCGCAACGATAAGTGACATAGTTATCCTTAAGCTTTAACGAGGTCTTCTTCTTTAAACCAAGCCTCTTGGTTCGCCCCATCAGCATCTTGCCATTCAACTAAATATTGAATATCACCATCTTGATTAACAGATAGTGTTTTAACAGGACCTTCTGGGATAACTGAAGTTAGTTTAACTTGCTCCCCGACTTTAAAACTTGCTGCCATAATATTCTCCTTTAAGATGTCGAAGCGGAGTACTGGACATTCAATGTGTCCCCTGATACCACGGCGCGAGACCCGCCAGTAAATGAACCTGCAGAATATAGAATACCTGCACCACCGTTTGATGCTGTACCTTTAGCCTGTGTTGTACACATTAGAGCACCTAGCACAGTGCCGGAACCGTTAATATTAAAAGCAGTTGTTGTAGTTACTTTACTGCCCGCAGAAGCTGCATTCCATCCTACAGTTGTTCTATTAGATCCTGTGTAGTCTAAAAACTCTAACCAACCACTATGAGAAGCTAAAGTATCGCCAGCTGCATACGCTGAAAAAGATGCATTATCAACTAAGCCCATATACCAAGCAGCTGTATATGATGTCCCTGCAAAGTATTTATCTAATAAGTCATTACGGCCCACTGTAACCACAAGGTTTTTAATAGTGTCCGACCATTTCAATTGACCGTCTGCGTCGTAACATTCGACTTCATAAAATCCGGTTAGGTTTGTGCCTTCAGCTACTGAAGAACTTTTACTCACTGTAGCATCTTGAGTGTCTTTAATTTGAAACGATTCAGCTTGCATCGCTAACCCCTTAATTTGAAGATCGTATTAACGCACTGTCTGCTGTATTGGCAGGTAGCGTTACTGTAAATGTTGTAGCCGAAGTTTTATCTGCACCGAAGTCCAATACTGCGACTGATTTGTTTCCTTTGGAAGCATTATAAATCAAAGCTCCTCTAGCTGTAAGCGCTGCTGCCCAAGAAGGATTATCAAAACTTACATAGGCTGTATACCCATCCGAAGCTACAGTTGAGTTTAACAACAGCTGCCCACCAGCATCATAGCCCGTTGCAGTTACTTCACCGTCTGCTGTATAAGCTGTTGTGTTCTGATTTAATGTGGCATTTGCGGTGTACAAGGCGATGTAAATATCGTCAGTCAATAGGTCATGTATGCCTTGATACAACTCAGCTTTAAAGGACGTTGTCTGTGTTTGAGTTAAACTCATTAGCGCACCAGTTGTTTATACTGCCCATCACGATAGGCATCGCCACGATCTTTACCATCACCTAATTGTTTGAGCAATCCTAAGGCTTCTTGGTATCTATTTTGGTACACAGCAATAAGATCAGCTTCGCCTTTTAAGAAATGATAAGCTTCAACAATAGACCCCCAAAGCAACGCAGAATCAAAGTTGTCACCCAACCAAGTTTGGCCAGCATCGACAATTGACTCTGGGTAGTAGAAGTAATGTAGCTCTACTGTAAATGCTGCACTAGGTGTTGGGCCTAAAATAAATGCCAATTCTTTCTGGTCATCTGATCTTGGGCCAAATATTGCATAGTACTTTGGAGTACCTGAGTAGCTAGCACTGGGGTAAGACTCACGTATAAAATTGACGTCTTTATTAAGTAGGTAGACATACTCGTCTTGAGCATCAATAACAGCCAGTGAATAAGGCGCTAAAAAGTCTGTTGGCGCTTGGAGATACATATTGCCACTAGTAAGTACACCAGTTACATTTTTACGTAAATCAGGTAGCTGTACCGTGTTGTATATACGTTGTTCAGCTTGTTTAACAAAAGTCGCAAGCTGGTCGGCAGAGAATGTGTTCTCTACGTAGTCTTGTATGTCTGCACAAAGCTGAGTGTAATTCATATTACGCCATAGGTCCGCGGGCTTTTACACCCTTAGTTGCAGCACCTGTACCGCGGATTTTAATGCCGTCGGTTTTTTCAGGCTTTACATTACCTTTGCTCACATTACCTGCAGCGATGTTTAAGCTATCAATGAAGCTTTTGCCTTTATTATCTTGCGCCATTATTTACCGCCTTGGTTTTTAGCACGTGCTAAGTTACGACCCATTTTTTTCATGTCGATTGATTTAACGGTTTTAGCTTTTCCACCTTTTGCTACATCACCATCAATGCCTTTTTTAGCGCCATCATCACCCAAGTTTTTACCTTTGGTTTTGCCTTTTTTAGTGATGCCATCTGCTGCTGATTTATAAGCCATGTTGTACTCCTAAGATACTGTTACAGTTACGTCGCCGACATAGGTAGTAGCGACTAAATAATTGGGCGTCAAACCGACGTCATTTGCACGAGAACCACCAACAGGATTAAAGCCCCATTGGAATATTCTACTCCCTTCTGATTGTACACCGTTAACGTCTAAACCAGAAGTCTGGTAGCTAGTGTCTGGTCGTGGTTCTCTTACAGCTTGCGGGTCAAAAACCGGATATAACCCAAGACTTAACTGTGGTTGATCGGGTTCCCAGCATGATGGGCATACTTTGATACTAACTGTTTTGGTTTTAATAACCAGCTTCTTTAGCTCTTTCAGTTTGTATCGCTGGCCGCATCTATCGCATTCAGCAATTGCCCATTTACCCGCTGAATATTTAGTAGCCATTAGTAAGGCAAAATCCGTGGAACAAAACGATTATTAGCTTTTTCTCGGTCTTCATCGGATGCCAATTGAAACTGCTGTTCATAATCAGCTTTAAGCATCGCAATACGATTAGGGTCTACACCTGCTAACTTAATAGATAAGTAATAAGCAAGCCCTGCAACCATTGCATTCAAAAATCTAAATGGAATATCTTGGGTGTTTACACCATTACCTGCATCCTGAATACGACGTAATCGCCAGTAAACAAATGTGTAATACGGATCACCTACTGAACCTTGATCGGGTGTAGGCCAAATATTAATCTGAGGATATTTAATTCCCGTTGTCGGATACGTTGCGCCTGATTGTCTATTTATCCAGACTTGAATAGGTCTACCTGTAGCGTTCTTATTAGGGATAGTTGCATAGGTAGACTCTGAAATTCGGTTGATATTAATATCAATCTGACCCTGCCCTGACCCAGAGCGTGTTACTTGGTCTAATAAATCAATCGTATCAACAGGAAGATCATAAGTAATCTGACCCGGATATAATGGGATAGCTCCTTGCTCAATTGTCCAAAGGTTAATACCCCTGTTGGCCCATTCTATCGTCATCAAATTTAACGACCGACGAGCAGTTCTTAGGTTATAACCCGTACGTAGCTCTTGCCCACAACGTTCAAAGGCTTCTTCTACTAAGTCATTAATGTCTAAATTAAAACTGCTAGTGCCGGTCGTTGTCATTATTTAACTCTCTTTTTAGGCTTAACTGAGCCACCCTTTTTATTACCGGGTATTTTATCAGGGTTCATGCAGCCCATCCCACGTGAGGCCATCATAATACGTCTTCCAACTTCTTTTTAAACTTAGGTTTTTTAGCTGCTGCAACAGCTTCTAAAACTTCATTTGAAGGTTTATTGCTATGCGGTGCTACATCTTTTGCTGGGATACCTTTAGCTGGGATCATGCAAATTTACCTTTTGTGTGGCCTTTAGTTACGCAGCCGTCTGCACGAGTTACACCACCTTTAGCCATTTTAGTGCAGCCACCTTTCTTCATTTTCTTTTCCATCTCTTCACCTTTAGCATATTGCTCAGGAGAGATTCTGCCAGACTTAATCGCTTTGCCTTCTTTCAGCTCTTCTTTATAAGTCTCTTTACCTTTAAACAATTTCTTTAAGTTAGCCACGTCGCCACCTCTATTAAATTTTTTGCCTTTATCGGCCTGATTAAACTCTTTAGCCACCTTCTGCGAAATACCTGCTTTCTTAGCAAACTCAGGATTATGCGCAGCGGCTGCCATAAAATTACGCTGTTTCTTACTTGTACTAGGCATTTTATTTACTCGTATGCTCGATTACCCAACCAATAAAGCTACCGAACGCAGTACCTGCCCCACCAACCCACATCAATGTTTTCCATCCACCTTTAGCTTCAGATAGTACCGCTTCTATGGCAGCGAGGCTTTTTTTAATTTCAGCCATTTCTTTAACCATCTTGTCCATATCATCCTGCATGTGTTTAATCTCTACATCATGAATGGCAAGATCTTTAATCATCTCAACAGACTGTGTCATTTGCAGTTCCATGCTCTTAAACTTTTATTGATTCGACTATCTGGGTCATTAGCTGTCTTGCTGCTTGTCAGTTTACTCTTCATCCCTTTCATTCTGGCGCAAAATGACTTACGTCTACCTGCGTCTTTCTTAGTTTTAGGATGAGGTGCTGGTGGTTTTAAGTCATGGCCTTCTTTTTTAGCTGATGCCCGACCCTTAGCATTTAAACCGCCTTTAGGGTTCTGCCCTTCCTTACGCTGCCATACAGGGGACTTAGCCATAAAATACTTGAGCAGTTAAGCCTGAAGAAGCAACAGCCGATATGTTGGTGTCACACTTAATTCCTTCACCCGGAATAGCTACGTAAACAGAACCTGCAACACCCGCTGGCGCTGTATAACTGAATCGTGCTGTGCCAGCAGTACCATCGTTAAGTACCAATGTTGCAGCTGCTGTATAGTTAATCAATATTCCTTTGATTCGAGCTGGACCACCAAAAATTGTGGTGGTTCCATTAGCTGCTGCTGTCGTTGCTTTTACGTCAGTTTGCATTGTCATAATTAATCTCCTAAATTGAAAACGGGGAGTCGAAACCCCCCGAGACTAATTAAGCTGTGTAGCTACCGTTAGTTGGAACGTAGTAGATCAATTTACCTGAAATAGAACCAGCAGCTGCAGCAGAAGCACCAGCACGACCAGTGATATAAACCATTTCAGATGCAGACATAACAGCGCCAAGACCTGCGCCCGGCACAGTTGAGGTGGCCCAAGTAATTACTTGTTTGCCAAGATCAGCGTCAGCTTCATTTAATAAGCCTTCTGGAGTTGCAGTACCTGAATTATACAAAGTATAACCCAAATCGAATGTAGGGCTACTGCCACCAGTACCAG